TTTTTTCAGTAACCGCCGTTTGCAGTTTGCTTCCGGGGTTCTGTCGTCTGTACTTCGCAACGCCTTTTGCTGTCATGCCAGCGCCAGACTTAGTGGGGCGCTTGTCCCCACTCTTTACAGACATACCAGCCATGCCACCCTTCTTGAACGTCGGGCAGCTTACGGCTTTCTTTTTGTAGTAGTTACGCATGAAACGCCGTCATAGACGTAAAAGTACCACCTGTGTAGGTGATAATTATACCGCTCGGAAAGCGTATGCCTTCTTCGGGTATAGTTACGTCTCGCGTTACAGTCGCACTAGCAACAGTCCCAACTTCCATTAAGGTTGTACCCGAAACAGAGGTGGTTCTGAACTTTATAGTGCCCGCCGTAGCTGAGTTGACTATGTAGGCACCTTTTAGCCTAGCAGGGCCAGCAAAAATGTTGTCTGCACAACTTGCGCTAACTCCAGCCTTTACGTTGCCCGCTGGGTCACCCACAGCAGTTATAGACGCAATGGTTTTAAAGAAGTTACTGCTAGTAGCAACACCCGCATTTGCGCCGGTAACTGACTCAGTTAGTGCGTCACCAAAAATATCTGTGCCTACTACAGTAAACGATATTTCGTCGTCGTCTCCAGCAGAGGTAATCGTAACGAGTTGCCCTGAGTTCAGAGTAACTGAACCACCAGAAGCTAAAGCGCCCCCAATGGTTAACGCCGCATTGTTACCAACAGCGGCATTTTCGGATATACCATCGTCGTCTGCAACGACACCTGCGGTCTTAAATACCGCAATTACATCAGACATACCCATGATTACCCCCTGTTACGCTATCTGAACGTACTCAATGATGAAAGTAAAAGATCCTGCAGTAGTCGCATCAACGGTATTAGTGATGTTGCAGTAGATAGTTCTTGCAGCAGAAGTGTACTGAACAGAAGCAGGAGCAGTTGTGTCATCCTGAGTTTGCAACACCAAGCTAGTGATTGTTACATTACCTACGACAACGGTAGTTCCACCATCTAATATTTCATCTGTCTGTGCAGCTACGATCTCTGCGCCAGAGCTAGACGTGCCAACCTCATAGCCAATGTCACCCGTTCCAATAACAGGAGCGGTATCACAAAAGATCTTGATGTCAGTGATGATTGTGTTTGCAGGTTGCGTGAACTCGCCAATAGTAGGGCTGTCACCGGCAGTAGTATTGACCGTTACACCTGTAGCAAAACCTACGTGTTTGATGTACTTGTCAGTAACAATGCCTGTAGAGGCAATACTTGCAACGTCTGTAATAGCGCCTGTTGTGGCGTTTTTTGAGACTACAGTAAAGCCGTTTTCCGAACGGACGGGGCCGTTAAACGTCGTATTAGCCATATGGATCTCCTGTCTTGGCTAGGTCAGGCACGGGATGCACCTGTCAGGGATTAAATACTTATACAGCAGAAAAAGAAAAGGGGCAACATGTGCCCCCTTCTTATGTAGCGTATTACGCTCCGGGTGATCCGAAAATCCCAAGTGGGTCAGATACGCCGAAAGAGTAACGCTCGCGGGCTTTATAGCGCGAGTTGCCCGTATCGAAGTCTGCATCCATAGATGTAGCCATCGGAGAACGAACAAAATGCTTCAAGCCATTTGGCACGTCAGTCATCAAGAAGAACGCATCAGTATCGGTAAGATAGTGATTGATTGAGTAACCGCCGGGAATAGACCCATTGTTACGCAGTGCGTTCAAATCGTTGTCAGCCGTTCCTACACGACCTTCAGTCTCAAGCAAACGAGTTGCTACAAACTGCAGATTAGGTGGGATAATCAGCTTAGTGGGGCGTGCTGCGATCAGCAAACCACGCTCATCAGTCCAACCTGCAATCTGAATAACAGCCGCTTCCAAAGAAGTTTCGTTAAGATCAGCCGCAACAGTAGGACGGTTTGAGTTGGTGCCACCAGAAACAAGCGGGTGTGCCGTTGAACATAGAGTCTGCCCGTCACCGTAAGTGGTGCCTGCTGCAAACGCATTGTTCAAGATGGTAGCCGCTTTCACTTGCTTGGTGTACGCCATAGCGCGTGCCAGAGCCTTCGTATAACGTGCAGAGAGCGAATCGTAGAGATTATCTTCGATTGCTTCCTCAGTGATCGAAAAGCCCATAGCCACGGTCTCGTGCGTATAACGAGCAGTGAATGCTTCTTGTGCGTTGTCGTATTCAATCGCAGCACCTTCGTCTTTGACGGGGGCAGCAGAGAATCCTGACAACTTAGTTTCTTCTTCAAAAGAACGGTCAGAGGTTTCTGATTCAAAAATCTCCGAGTGCTCTTCACCGTACTTAGCATACTCCATTCCGAACAAAGCGTTCAGTCCGGGCAGGAGTTCTTTAAGTAATTGCGCTCTTGAAATAGCCATTTTACCTTACTCCCTATGTGCCAGTGGTGTTGTTAAATTGATGCCCTGCATTCCACTTAACATACGCTTCCGTGAATCCGCCAGAAGAGTTCTTGGTTTCTTCAACCAAGGCAACAATGCGGAAAGGAAGTGTATTAGTAGAAGCAGACGTATCTGAAATAGCACCAGCGGAATTACCTGTTACGGAACTTCCAGTGTTGTCTACCCCAGCCACGTTAGCGCCAATATCAGTGATAGCTAAATCACCAATAGTGGTGCCAGACGACACGACAGCAACCTTAAACAATACATCCGTAGCGTCACACACATATGCTTGAATATCTGAAGCAGCGGTGCTGGCTGGATAGTTTTGTCGGAAAGTCACTTGGGAAGTGCTTGGGTCGGTGTAAGTTACACCCATGAAAACTCCGATAGGAGTCATAGCAGCATCGAACGTATCTCGCTCGACAGTGCCGCCAGCTACCAACTTAACAGCGTCACCATAGAAGATACTCGTCGCATAGCCGCTAGCTATACCGTATTGACGAGTTGTACCTACGTATGGAACACCACTAAGCAGCTTCACCGGCTTTAGCCCATAAGGGGCATCGACTGTTGGATAAGCCATGATGTTAACCTCTTAACAAAAAGTTTAATTACCTTTACCAAAATTGGTAACTTTTGTGCTGCGCTCGTTGAACAAAGGCATACGAGGATCGTTTTCGCGCATGAGGTTGTTGTCTACAGAATGCATCTGCGATCTGGTTTGGTGTTCGTAATAATCATTACGTTCTTCAACCATCTCTCTTGGAGCCTTACAAAGCAGTAGTCCACCCTGAGTTATATTGCTTTCAAACCTTTCGCTTCTGTCAGACAATATCTCTGGGTGATCTTCGGCCTTCACAGGCTCCCAACCTTCACGTAGTTTTGAGGAAACATTGGTGGCGTCTGTTACTCCAAGAGTAGAAATACGAACCCAACGTGGAACATAGCCATCTCCTACATCAACAGCAGGCAAAACATCTGGTTTTACCCAATGTCTCTTGCGAGCCTTAGTTTCGCGGGTGTCGTTGTCTCTCTTGATTCTGTTCTCAGCCATTATCAATTTCCTCGTTCTAATGCAACCATTTGCTTGGCGTATTCTTGGGGAGTTATACCTAAACGCTTAGATAGAGCCATTTGTGTTGGCGATAGTGTGACCTTCTTAGGGCCGGTGCTCCGCGTAGCGGGGGCCACCACATTTGACTGTCGTTTTGGTTTCTCCTCAAAAACTTCTTCCACAGAGTCTTCAAACTCTTCGGGAAATACTTTTCGCATACGAGCATTAATAGTCTCGTAGTATTCATCCGATTTGGGGCTAACCCCAGATTTTATTAACCTGTCGTGAACGGTTAGGGCGACCTGTCGCATACCTATGTCTTCTACAAACCAAGGATTGTCCTGTACCCATTTTGCTGCTCGTTCATCAAGAGGCTCTGGAGTGACTTGTACCGGAGTTTCTTCCTCCTGTAAAGGCTCCATTTCAAAGTTATCTAGCTTATCAGAGCGTATTCTTGCATTAGTTAGCGCTTCCTGCGCGTCTACAACACGTTCTGTGTCTCCTGCTTCGTAGGCTTCAGCATACGCCTTCTTAGCAGCGGCTACTTCAGCCTCTGTGTTTTTCTTGGCCTGCTCTAATAAGATCTCTTGATTCTTATTTACAGTGCCTTTTAGCTCTTTGTTCTCATCAACAAGGCGTTGCGTAATACGCTCTAGCTCCACACGCTCCCGTTCCGCCGCTTCTTTCGCTCGTCGTTCGTCATGGTACCCTTTGCTAAAATGTTGAATCCGCTTACGAACCTTATCAGAGTAGCTTTCCAACTCTTCATCCGTAACATCAGCCGGTGGTTCAGAGGGTCTACGGTTCCTATCAGCTTTAGGGGTATCATCGACAACTTCGATTTCAATATCTTCTTCTGCCGCTGCAGTTTCCACTTCAGGTTCGTTAGAAGTATCTGCATAGTCGTCGGCGGTCTTTTTTCCTGACAAGTCGATCTCCACTGCATCAGAATCCTCCACTTCTATATCAGTGGTTCCGACACTATCATCTTCGGGGAATTCGTATTCTACTTTTTGAAACGGCATAACTTACTCCTTATACTCTCTCAATACCACGAGGGTCTGGTACAACAGCTTCGATAGAATCATCGTTCATTAAACGATACTCTCTACCATCTATTGAAAACCTAGTTCCTGTATTAGCACGGAACATTACATAGTCCCCTTGCTTGCACCACGGGCCAACAGGAAAACGGTCTGCGTCAGAGTAGGCTTGTTCACCCATATCTAACACAAGCCCGATAATCGACATGACTTGTTCGTGGTTTTTTGTGGTTACAGATTTAAGTAAGTCGGTACCATCAAACGTCTCTTCGACGTGTGGCATGGCGATCAACACTCTATACCCCACAGGCACGGGTATTTGAGCCTCAAACTCCTCTTCAGCAACGGTTGCTTGTGCAACATCACTCATCTTCGTACTCCAAGTTTCGCAAGAGGTCTTCTATATGCTGCAAACAGGCGTCGTGACCCCGAATCAACCCTGTTGCTTCTTTGTACGCAGAGAAGTCTTTAGCTCCCCCCGTAGCAATGAACTCTATTGCAGAGGCTCTTTCGGCCTCGATTTTTTCTTTAAGCACGTCTACGACGGTTTTAGCCACTATCTATCCTTGTTTCGGCTTTCCTGTATAGCCTTTAGTGTGTCCAAGTCTGACTTGGCATTATCTCTACGGCGATCTGCCGCCATCTTGACCCCAGCTTTTCTAGCGTCGATCTGCATTTCTTGTTGTTCTATCTTCAACTGCTCTGCGTCGATCATCGCGTCCGCTTGGTCTTTCTTAGATTTTCTTTGTAATTCAGCAGCTTGCAACTGTGCATCGGTCTGATCCTTCTGCATCTTACGCTGCACTTCTTGCTGCTTGACCTGTAGTTCTGCCTGCTTCAACTGCATAAGCGGATCTTGGGCCTGTTTTTGTGCGGCTTGTTGAGCGGCCTGCTGTTGACGCGCCTGTGTAATCTGCTGCCCTGCCTGTGCCGCCAAACGAGCTAGATTCAACTCTACTTCTTCTGACAGTTCTGCATTTGGTGCGGGTAGCGGTGCGCCTAACTTCTCTTCTATCTGCTTGCGGTACAAGAAGCCGGTGTGCTCTGCAATATGCGCTTGTAGTGATGCCATGATCCGTTGGGCTTGTGGGTTCTGCCCTAACGTCTGAGCAATCATTGGGTCTTGCATAAACGCTGTGTGCGTTGCTATGTGTGCTTCGTGGTCTTGGTATATAAACGCCTTCAACGGCTTACCATTCAGCGCGTCCATATTCTCACTTATAGGATCAGTAGGCTTGGCATCGTCTTCTGTCGGCACTAGCTTGTCTGCGTTCTTAACGCCCAACACTTCGATCATCTGCCTGTGCAACTGCGGTAGGTCGTATATCTGAGGTGCGGACTGCGACATCTGCAACACCGCCTGATACTGAACCACACGTTGTGCCATCGTAGAACTGTTCGGGTCACTGACAGGGATCATGTCCACCATCATGTAGTCCATCTGACGAGCGGTTATCTCACCACGTATCGGCTCATACCCGTACTCTGCGGGAGCGTACTCAGCCATAATCGCTTTGAGTAATTTAAACTCTTGCTTCATGGCGTAGTGGACACGCGCCTGTACCGCAGCCATTGGCTTCAAGGTACGTTCTAAGAGCGCAAGCGTTGTACCCACAGGAGCGTTTGCTGACATGTCCGAGATGTTCATGTCGCTGATAGCACCCAGCCTGCGGCCTTCCTGCGTAATCTTATCCAATAGCGCGAGCAGGGTCTGACTAGGCTCCTTGTAAGGGAGCGGCATAATGTTGTCGCGTATGCTGCCTGATGGCACGTCTACATCTTTAAACTCTCCCGGCTCTATGGGAGTGTCATCACCCTTAATACGTAACCCACGAGACTTAAGACCTCCGGGCAAGTTAGACAGCGTACCAGCGTCTACAAGCTGTCTAATTATGGAGGTGCCTGCTTTAGCATACCCACCGATTATATGTATAAGTCCTAGACCGTAGAACCCAAACCCCGGCACGTATGCGTAGTGTACGAAGTGCTGGCGCTTGAGCATTAACTCATCATCGGGGTTCCAGTTACGGCGTATTGCCAAAACCTCGCCTGTTCCACGCTCAATAGTTATGACGTAAGGCTTGGCTATCTCTTCTTCATCCTCATCGACACCTTCTATTATAATGTCGGCGTGTATCTCGTAGACCGCATACCTGTTGTCGTCTGTTATAGAGAAGCCACCCTCTTCGGCTTTACGCTCTTCTATATCTGTGTGGTACGGCTGTGGATCGCCAAGCTCTACGTCTCGGTAGAACCCTGCTGCCTGTAACTTCCTAAGCTCGTTCTTGGTCTTACGCATGATATGCGTAACACGCTCTGCGCTTTCTATATTAGACGCACCGTATGGCACGACCACATCTTCGGCGGGTATATACAGAGCTACTTGTCTGCCAAGGTTAGGATCAAAATAAACTTTCTTGAACGCACTACCAGCCAAGCCAAGGCTGTATAACAGGCGTTCGTGCTCGGGCCTGTACTCCACCATGCGCTCAGTAAGCTCGTAGTTCATATCGGCTTTTACACGCTGCGCAGCCTCATCCTTATCTTTTGTTTCTTCTCCAAGGATTTTTACACGCACAGGGCCAGCGGCGGGAAATGTCTCAGACATAGTTTCTGCTTGGAAGCGTATGGCTGCTTCAGCAAGGACTGTAGAGTATACACCACACGCGCCTTCCCAAGGTTCTGTGCGTTCTTCGTATTTAAAGCCTAGTACATCAAGACCTTTAACGAAGCTGTCAGCCCAATCCTTGCGGCTCTGTATGTCTGCATCAATAAGTCCAATCAACTCGTCGGACAACTTGCCAAGCTCAGAGTCTTCTAGGTACTCTGCAATGTTGTCGCCAAACTCCATAATGTCACCGACATCAGCGTCTGGTATTATAGTTATCTCAACGGAGCCATCATCCAGAGTCACCATCTCTGGGTCTACAATCTCAATCTCCAGATCTGCTCCAGCCTTGACTTCTTCATCCATACCCAACGGGGCAGCGTACAGTCCTTTTTCAATAGCCATAATAAATCTCTAGTAGTAGCCGTTTCCGCGCCTTCTGAAATACCGCTGTTCTTCAGGCTCGTCTGTCGGTAGTCGTATGAACCCACCTTGTCTGAAGCGCATAAGCGCCATGACCGTGGAGTCAACCAAGTCATCGTGGCTCATAAATGGAAACCCAGCGATTTCTTCAATTACTTCTTCCGCCCACCTCGTAGGAGGCACCCAGCATATACCACTTGCTACAATATCTGCTACTGAGTTTAGTCGTGCTAGTTTATCGCCTGACCCCCTGTGTGGTGTGTATTCAGACACGGGTAGCCCCATACGACGCATCTCTTGATACAGCGCCGTACCTGCTGACTTCTTCTCTACTATGAATGCGTCTGGCTCCCACTCCATATACTCCTGCATAGCCATGTCTTTTAGGTCTGGGAACTCTAGGCGCTTCTTTATACTGTTGAGCAGCACTATATTGTACGCATCTACGTCTTCATTCATAAACACGCCCCACGTAGTGAGCGCTGTGTAGTCCGCACGGTTGTGGGTCTCGGCTGCAGCGTCCAGTGACATGATTATGTACTCGCACTGAGGCGGATTATCCTGATCCCATATCTGCCACCACTCGCGTTTGACCAGCGCAGCCTCTTCTGCGGTAGGTTCTTGCTGATATTGTGCGTTCCACTGAAATGTAGGCATGGATGCCTTGGTGCGTAGCAGTGCTTCTAGGTCAAAAAACTCAGGCCACAGCGGTTTCTCCACTATATCGCCCGTTTCTTCGTCTTCTATATCCAAAATTGCAGGAAATTCTACGATTTCGTACTGATCGGCCCGCTCGTTCTGCCCCATATCCTTGGTTACGCGCCCAGTTAGGTCATCCATGTGCCATCTGGTCTGAATTATGGCTACACGACCCCCCGGCATGAGACGAGTACGCGCTCCAAACGTGAACCAATCGTATGCTTTGGCAAAAACTTCAAAATTACCGTTGATTACGTCCTGTTCTGAGTGCGGATCGTCCACTAAAAGCAAGTCCGCGCCCCGTCCTGCGATTGACGAGCCAATTCCACAGGCGTAATACTCGCCACCAGCGTTTGTGTTCCACCGTCCTGCTGATTTTGAGTCTATCGCCAGCTTCACGGTGGGGAATATTGTCGAATACTCCTCCGTTGCAATCAGATTTCGCACCTTTCGGCCAAAATCTACCGCCAAATCGGTGGTGTGCGACACCATCATTACCTTTTTGTTTGGGTTTCTCCCCAAGAACCACGCTGGATACATGATAGACACTAGGTTTGACTTCCCGTGCCGTGGTGGGATGTTCACGCATATACGATCTTTGTTGCCTTGCTCAATATCCATTAGCATGTCAGCTAATATTCTGTGGTGTTTACCGACAATGAAGTCGGGCTGCATACGTTTGCAGAACTCTATGAGGTCATCATAGGCTGCTTGGTTGCGTTTACGTGCATCTAGCTCATCAACGAGCCGATCTATCTCTGCTACTTCTTCTGGTGTGTACGCATCCAAGTTGTCCAGCATCTGCTGAACTTCCTCTTCAGTAAAATCAAAGACAACTTCAGTCATCGTACTCGTCGTCTAACTCCGCGAGTGCTGCTTTTACATCTACAGGTGAGGTATCTATAACAACGGCGTCTTCAATATCTTCTTCGGGGTTGACCAGTTTTTCTAATTTAGACCGTAGCTTTGCACGTAGGTCGTCAGTTGACTGATGAGTTATCGTAACTTCTGACTTCTCAGCAAACAGCCCTACGTCTGAGATCTTACCTAACAACTCTAATGCACGAATCCGTATGCGTGGGTCATCATTCTCAGACTCCAACAACAACTTATTTGTAACTAGGTGCCGTATCTGGGT